ATTTGATCCAGACGAACGTCTGAAAAAATATTAATTATGTCAGACAAACGCTGACTAATTAATAATTATTTCATCGTTTGTTTTGTAATGCCCTGACACGGCATAATGTGAATTCCCAGTATATTCTGTATCACAAGATTCTCCTTCAAGAAAATCTTCTGTACGAAAATCATACTGAGTCATTTGAATAGCTTTACATCTATGTTCCCATTGATTTGTAAAATCTACATCTCGTTTATAAAAAATTTCATTATATAAACGGTAAATTTCAAAATCATGGAAAGATAATTCACGCAATGCTTGATCCTTCACATCTCTCTCCCAATTTGGATCATCTGAATCTGAAAAACAGAGTGATCTGGTTATGGAGTTAAGAGATAACTTTCCCATTAAGACATTTGACATGGAACACCACGTCGGTGTTCTTTTGAGAAAAGTAATCTCTTGTATACATTTAAAATGTATATCTTCACCTTTATTAGCTGCAGTTATTATGACGCAGAAAGCAGCAGCAAAGCTTTCAATTTTTTCTTTAGTGTACACAAAGCGCCAATCCTTATGTACATATTTTAAATTATCATCACCATAATTTATAAGAGAAACTACTTTAAAAAAATCAACAAAAGTAGTACCAAATGAAACAAAATCTATTGGAAGATCTTTTTCATCAATTTTAGAAACATAGAAACAGAAGTAAAATTGTAAAACTTCTAAAATGCACTCACAGATACAATTAATCCAAGCAGTGCCAAAAACACCAGAAGGCATTTTATTATGCATTACAAACACATCATTTCCTATAATCATGATATACTGACTAAAAGCTTTAAGTAATGTCTTAACTCTCTTCAAATCTTGGATATTATCAGGATTCATATAGTGTGGACATTTTTGAAAAATCAACCATACTACATAAACACCATATCGCAAAACAAGTAATCGTTTATCATATTTATCATAATCAGTATCCATCCATCCTTCATTCTTAAGGAATGAATTTATATCATCATGATCATTTTCAATAAAATCATACATATGCATTAATCGTTCTGAAAACTCTGAACCAATTGCATTCATACCAATTTGTCCAAATAACACATTCCTCCTTGCCATAAAAACATCCATAAGAGGACCTAAATACATTCTACAAGCATTTAGAAAGTGAACATTTCCTGCAAAGAAAACACGTTCTAAGCCATCATCAATCTTTGTCTGTTTAACAATTTCATCTTTAAGAGATGCAACAGCAATATTAAATGTATAACCATATGTATCCATATCTGTCAATGTTTCTGCAAATTTATAAGCATAATCTGCTGTAAACATTGGTTGATCATATGAACCGCACACGATATCATACTTCTTCATACCAGACATACCAAAACCACATGAGGCTTTCAAATTCAAAGGATTCATCCTAGCTGTTCCTCTAATAGTTTCTTCAACAGTAAGTGGTTTAATAGTATTCAAATCATATTCTTGCAGCTTACTCATAACATGCTTAAAAACTAAATGAGATGCCTCCAAAAAAGGTTGTTCATAAACTGGTTCACCAACTTCAGTCATTTGACGAACAGCAGCTAACATTGAATCTACATAAACACCATTTGAAACAAAAGGGTGTAATTTTGGTATACTATATATCAATGCACCATCATGAAATCTTAC